AAATAGACAATAACTTTGCTAATATAAAGGAAATATGTCTAAAGCTATTACCGCAAAAGATGCGGAAAAAGTAAATGACTTTAAGCCAACTCCAGCTATGGAAAAATGGCTTGACACAGCAATAGAATTACGGTCAGACAGTCCAACAGAAATTAGTCAACAAAGTTCACTTACCAAACAAGCTTGGTATAAATGGTTAAAACAACCAGGATTTGAAGACTGGTATTATGAAAATTATAAGAATAAAAGAAAACGCTGGCTACCCACACTAGATAAAATTGGATTAGAACAAGCAAAAAAAGGCAAGTATGATTTTTGGAAAGATTTAAGAAGATCAGCGGGGGAAGTTGATGACGAAAAAGACACTAATGTCCAAGTTAATATAATCAACGCTATTCAAAAACAAAAAGAAGAATATGGCATTTAGCGAAGGCTACAAAAGATTTATTGAAGATAACTTATCCATAGTCAATAAAAATGGACAATTAGTAAGATTTATTTTAAACGATATTCAGAATAAATATCTATTAAAAGCAACAAATAACGATATTATCTTGAAAGCACGACAGCAGGGTTTTTCTTCGTTAATTTTAGCTCTCTTTACTGCTGATTTTATTTTAAAACCTAATACTAGAAATGTTATTGTCGCTGATATTAGTGATAATGCGATGGAACTACTTGATAGAGTTAAACTTTACTTAGAAACTTATACAATTAACACCGGCATTGATATTAAACTTAAATATAATAGCAAATATGAGTTATACAACGAAATAACAAAATCTAGATACACAATCGGTACAGCAGATAAATCAGATTTTGGAAGATCAAAAACTATAACTAATTTACATTTTAGCGAGTTTAGTTTTTATCGAGACCCTGAAAGTCTACTGGGCGGGGCTATGCAAGCTGTTGTACCGGAAGGTCGAGTTATTATTGAAACTACCGCCAATGGTTTTAATTTCTTTAAGAATTACTGGGATAGATCAGTAGCTGGTGAAACTGGTTTTAATCCACTATTTTTTAAAGCTAGTGATTTTTATGATAAAGAATTTTTAGAGAGGAAAAAACAAGAATTAGAACGACTTTACCCGCAAGAATATCCAGAAACTCCAATGGAAGCTTTTATTACCAGTGGAGAAAGTTATTTTGATAAAGAAGCTTTAGCTTTTTACTTGAAAGATACTGCCAATGCTTACCAGATATAGAGAATTAGACCCAGGAGAGTTTTTTGTGATTGGAGTTGATACTGCCGCTGGTGGTAGTGATTATTGCGCCGCTCAATTTTTATCTAAAACTAAACTAGATGTGCCTATTGTTTATCATTCTCACACACTTGCTAGTGAGATGACACCAGTGCTTCAAGAGGAATTAGAACGGATTTATGACTTAACTAGAGTGCCACCAGTCATAGCTTATGAGAGAAACAATGGTGGTGTTTTTGAACTTGAAAGATTATCGCTACTGAATAGACAGGGCAAATATAAAATCTTTAATATGCCTCAGTATGGGGGAATCCATAATAATCAACCCACTAAAATAGGCTGGGATACTAATACTGCTACTAGACCCAAAATGCTTGCAGATTTAAAAGAGTGTATTGATAATCGCTTAATTAAACTTTATCATCAAAAGACAGTAGAAGAAATGTTTAGCTTTATTGTGGTACAAACTTCTACTACCTGGAAAGCTCAAGCTGAACAAGGTGGACATGATGATTTAGTAATGAGTTTAGCGATTGCTTGGCAATTATATCAAAGTGAAGAGCCAATATATAACACTTTTATTGCACCTAGTAATGATATCGCAAAGAAAAAATGGAGTATCGGCAAATAGAGAATAACAACCAAGAACAATTTTTAGAGATGCTGGCTAAAATGGATCCAGAACTCTATTTAATCAAAATTGCGTTATTGGAAACTAAAATTAATCCAGTCATCATTCCTCGCATAATTAGAGTTCTTGGCAATATGAATATCGGAACTGGTTATGGCGAAATTACTATTTTAATGAAGGAGCGAGTAGTTACCCAGGTCAAAGCTAACGAATCTGATGTCTTAAATATACCGGTTGACAAGCAGGAGTAAATTGTGATAATCTTATTTGACAAAAAAAACAAGTTCCTTGTAGGAAAACTAAGGGAATCTCATAGTCGCTTTGGCAGATTAGCCAGAGGTACCTATGGGATTTTTTATTATGGCACAAATTGAACAAATGCCTGCTAAAGGCACAAAAGAGGAACGAAAACTCTTCACTAAAGTTATCAGACACTATGAAATGGCTAAGGAAGACCTAGAAAATAGGATTGCTGATTGGAATGTTAAAGATGAACTTTTTCGCTCTTACATTGATGAGAAGGACTGGCCTTATCAATCAGTAGTCTTTGATCCCCGAGTCTTTACCGCTATCTTTGAGAAAACTGCACGATTATTTGCTAATAAGCCGAGAGGACGGATGGTACCACGAGAAGGTGGGGATACTCTTGGTGCTAAAATTAACAATGAACTATTATCTTTTCAATGGGATGAGAATGAACGGGTAGATAACCTACCAATGCTAGCTAAATGGGCGTTGATGGATCAGAACGCTAGAAAGTATGGGGCATCATTTGCTCTTTGTAAATGGCGCTATGAACGCCAGCTTAAAAAAACTAAAAGCAAAGATGGCAAAGAAGAAGTTAAAAGCGTGCCATTTTATGATGGACCAGACTTCAAACCTCTAGTTAATCGAGATGTACTAGCTAATCCTTCTTACTCAACGATTAAGGGTTGGTTTGCTTACCGAGAATATGTAACTCTTAATGAGTTAAAAAATGTTAATGATGCAGCTCGCTCTAAACCAATTTACAAAAACTTAGATATACTGCGAGACTCTCTAGCTAAAGAAGGCGAGGGTGGTGGTGATACTCGTGAGGGTAATTACTCATCCAAGAACAAGTCGATTAAAGGACTTGAGGATTACTTGGGTAAAGATGAATATAATAAAACGATTGAAGTTGTTACTGAATACTCACCAGAGAGATGGATTACTTATGCTCCCAAGCATGGAGTGATACTGCGAGATATTCCAAATCCCTACGATCATGGACAAATCCCAGTCGTAATGCTTCGCTACTATCAAGTTGATGATGATCTGTATGGACTAAGTGAAATAGAACCAGTCCAGACTCTACAAAAAGCTACTAATGCTCTAGTCAATCAATACCTAGATGCTATTAATATGAGTCTTTACACGCCACTCAAGATTAGAGCTAATAGCGTGCAAATGCACACTTTAGAGTTTGGTCCAGGTGCTAAATGGATTATGAATGACCCAGACGATGTAGTGGCTCACGAGAGTACAGGTAAAGGGGTGACCGAGTTTGCTTCAACCTATCGCTTTATGATTGGTGCTATTCAAGAAGGACTAGGAGAAACTAGTGCGGCAGTATCTAGTCTTGAGCCTGGTAGTAAGAATAAAACTGCCACAGAAATCCAAGACTTGGCTACTCAGCGCCTTGCAAGAGATAATTATAATCAAATCTTTCTATCTGAAGCTCTTAAAAAACAAATGATGCTCTGGTTTAATATGAACAAGCAATTTTTATTCTCATCTCCAAATGAGCAACAAAAAGTAATCAGGATTGTAGGCAAAGATGCAATTAAGTATTTCAAGAAACGAGGACTAGATGCAATGGACTTACCTGATGAAGCGATTGATTTACTAACTGCTAGAGATAAACCGGAAAGTGTGCAAAGTGAAATGGCTGATTTACTAGCTGAAGGCAGACTTGATCCTAAAGATTTTATGACGCCAATGTATCCGGTAGAGGTAGATGGGGAGGTGTTATCAAAGTTCTCTCTTGAACCCGGTGAAGAAATGGGTCATTTGATTATTGAACCAGATGATCTAGGGGGTAATTATGATTATATTCCCGATGTTGAGAGTATGGCACTACCCGATAGTAATCAGTTAATAGCGGCGGCTAAGCAAATGATTGATCTAAACACTAGCCCAGAGACTATTCAAATCCTAGCCAGTCAGGGATATCAATTTGATCTTAAAGAAGCGATGGAAGACTTCTTTGAGAGATTAGGCACCAAAGACGCAGATAAGTATTTTAAAAAGATAGAAGGACAAAATGAAGCTATCCAACCAGGACAAGCAAATCCTCAAGCAGGCTACGGCAATCAAGGAGCTCTCGGAGCACCCAGGATGGACGGATTACCTCAAGCCTCTGCTCCAGGACAAGCTCAGGGAGTCATTCCCAGACCCCAGCAGGTTTGAGAATGAAAAAGAGTTTACTTATGCAGCACTAACTGCTAGTGTCTTTAAAAAAGTGATTGCTGAAATTATGATGTATTTTGAAGCAAATGAACAAGCCTTTAAAGATATACAACAAAAGAAATTTAAAAAACATAACGCCTATGCAATAGGCAAATAAGGAGAAATATGGGAACAATACGCTTAAAAAGCAAACGACAAGAAGGCAAAGATTATACTAAAGCCGAGTCAGTCATTGATGGAGAGGGCTACACCTGGAACTTTGGTGAGAACCAAACCCAAGTTTTACCCGATACTGGTAATAACACTACACTGGCTAGTAATGCAACTGTTAAATGGGGTGCTGCTACTCAACAACTAGATGCACCTAGTGTAGTTGCAGATGTAGATGATATTCAAGGAAGGAGTTAAAGATGTTAAAAAAGATTTTTACTAAACAAGGTAAGCCAGGCTTTGGCAAAAGAAAGAGTGAAACTAAAAAGATCATTAAAAAGAAATCTAAAAAATAATGGAAAAAGTTAAACTTGACCCATTACCAGCTAGTAATGATGAGTTTTGGGAACATGCTGAAGTTGCTCAACACAAGATAGTTGCTAGCAAAAAATGTAAACATCACTTTGTCAGAGTAACTGGTACGAGAGCCGAGTGTACTAAATGTAGAGCTGGATATTTTCTCACACCTGAACTACAAATCAGGAATGGACATATCTACGCTCTAGATGAATTAATTATTTAAGGTGGCGAGGGTACGCCCTCCCTACCCCAGATAATTAGTCTGGTTGTCCATGTATGCGGCATGTAAAATCGCACAATGAAAGGAATTGGTATGACAGACCAAGTCGAACAGGCAAATATAGAAGCTGAGAGTCAAACTCAGCCCGAGCCTATGCCTAGCTCAGAACAAAAAACTTCTGAAACAGCGGAGCCAGTTGAGGTCGCCGAAAGGGAAGCCAAAACTGAGGACACTGAATTGGAAATATCAAGTGATGCAAAAGAGCGTACTCGTGAGCAATTTGAGAAATTAAAATCCCAACTTGCTGAAGAGAGAGAGCGTCGGATGAGACTTGAACGAGTCTTTACCACGAATACTCCTCAGCAACAGAGGCAACAAGAAGTACCGGAATGGTACGATCCTGATACACAATCTGTTGATGTTATAAAACTGCAACAACGAGAGAATGCTTTACAACAGAAAATCGGACTACTAGAAAGTCAGTTAACAGGAATAACTCGGAAAGAAGAAGAACAGCAGGAGCAGGAAACTTATAAAGCCTACCCTGAACTTAATCCCAAGTCGGGAGACTTCGACGAGAAGTTTCAAAAGCAACTTATATCTTATCTAGCAACCGAATATGCCGAAGGAAGGCGACCAACGATGAAGCAGGCGGCTGATGACATTGTAGCTTTAGCTGAAAGGCGAGCTAAAAATGCTGAGAAAGTAGGCGCTCAAAAAGCTCTGGAATCACTTTCACCAAAAGAGCAAGCCGCTCTGGAGGCGACTGGTAGGTCAGATAGACGCATACCGTCTGAGAACCTAGAAGCAGTTAGGGCGAGAACTCGCCTTGGCGGCAGACAAGGAACTGAGGCGATTATGAAACGACTACAAAAAATACCTACCGTCGGAAGTTGAATTGTTATTAGAAAGGAATAACTTAAATGGCATATGGATTACTAACCCAAACCGGTGCTGCGGACAAAGACGCCGCTATGCGGGAGGATTTGATTGACATTATCACTGATGTCAGTCCTGATGAAACTCCTCTAGCCACAATGCTTGCAAGAACAACTGCTAGTCAGCCCTTGCATCAATGGTTAGAAGATTACATCGCTCGCCCAACTAAGGTGTCAGCTGCTGTTGAAGGTGCTGCTGCTACTTACGACGATCTCGCTCAACCGGAACGCCGAACGAACTGGACTCACATTGTGAGCCAGACTTTCCGTGTTTCTGGTACTGAGATTGCGACCGAGCATGCAGGAATGGGAAGTTCTTATGACTATCAGGCTGCTAAAGCTCTAGTTAACTGGAAAAATAAGCAGGAGTTTGCTCTCGTAAGAGGTGCAATGGCTTCTGGTTCTTCTGGTGTGGCTAGACAAATGGCAGGTCTTGATAGTGTGATTACTTCTCACTACACAGCCCGCAACTCCGGTACGTCTCTCTCAGAAACTGAGTTCAACGAGATGGTGGCTGAAGTATGGGCAGATGTTGGCGCATCCGATGTTTTTGACCTGGTACTTGTACCTTTTGGTCTTAAACAAAAGATAAGTCAATTTACTGCTGGCAATACCAAGTTCACCTACGCTGAAGACAAACGCCTGACAAGGCCAGTCGCAGTTTATGAGTCTGATGGTGGTGTTCATCGCATTATGGCTCACAAGGATGTGAGAAGCGCTGCTGCAACTCCTGGACCTACCTTTATCGGTATCAAGGAAGATAAGTATCGCATCGCATACTTGAGAGATCCAAAACGTGAAGAACTAGCCAAAGACGGAGATCGACGCAATGGTCAGATTGTTGGAGAGTTTACTCTCGAATATTTGGCTGAACGCACCTCTGTTAGACGACATGGTTACGCTGTAAAAGGTTAATTAAAATAACCGATGCTCATGGGCGGGAGCTTGAGTGGCAACCGCAAGGAATACCACACCGCCCAACAATTTTATGACAAATATTACACTTCACCCAGACGAATATAAATGGACTAGCTCTCGCATTTTTGAAGCGGCAGATAAATTAGTTCAACTTAAAAAGGACAAAGACCCTTGGGAAGTCTTTGAGTATATTGTTAAAATCTGGCAATCCACAAACCCTAGTGAATATGAATCATTCATCGTTAATTTAGATGAAATAAAAAAAACTCGTAAAATTACAAATGTTGGTAATAAACAATTCAGCGGTGTCTCAGTTGATAAAGAAACTGGTGGTACCCTTAGATACTTATTGGATATTCCGGTTAAAGTAGTACAAATGATTAGAAAACTTTATCCAGAAATGAATTTAGATAAGGAGTTTTATACCAAATGGGCTAAACATTTCCCCAAAATGGTAATAGAGAAAGTTGTTTAATATGAAAATAGCACTTCACATGATCGCTTCTGGTAGCGAAAAGCCAGCAGACCTTGAGAGATGTCTTAGGTCAATTAAAGATCAAGTAGATGGGATGTATGTCCTGATTACTTCATCACTTAAAGATAAGAAACTACGAGAGGTAGCCGAGAGTTTAGGAGCAGTCGTTGAATACAAACCTCGATCATTCTTTCACAAGATTACAAAAGAGGAAGTCAAGTTTATTAAAAGTTTAGGAATAAAACCCCATATCAGCGAGGGCGATAAAATCTTTGAGTTTGATAAGGCTAGAAACTACTCAATGAGCATGGTGCCAAGTGAGTATGACTGGCTATTTTGGATGGATACAGATGATGTACTTCGAGGTAAACACTTAAAAGATATAGCTAGAGATGCCGATAGTAGGGGTGCTGAGTCAGTCTTTCTTAATTATATTTATCAGGCTGAGATTGAAGATGGTAAAGTTAAAGCCATTTTAATTGAACACCTAAGAGAGAGACTAATTAAAAACACCGGAGTTTATGAGTGGGTCGCACCAATCCATGAAACCTTAATTGAAAAAAAGCCTACCAAAAAGATTGATGACAAGCGCTGTGATGTGCTTCACTTATCAACTAGAGATCGTATGCTCACTGCTATTGATCGAAACATTAAAGCTCTTGAATATTTAGTTTGTTTTAAACAGGGTAAAGACCCCAGACCTAATTATTACTTAGGTAAAGCCTATTTTGATTTATGGCTTGAGGGTCGAGGAGATCACTACCTAGGTCAAGCCCAAGTTTTATTTGAGCGATACTTAAATGGCGATAATCAGTCCGGCTGGGCTGAGGAAAGAAGTCAGTGCTGGGAATACCTAGTAGAGATATACAGGGCAAAAGGTGAGATTG